GCCATGCGAGCTCGCAGTCCGAGCACTTGATGAGCTTCTCGACTACCAGGAATATCCTGTACTAGCTGCAGAACTTTCAACAAAGAATCGTCGACCACTAGGTATTGGTATTATTAATTTTGCATACTGGCTTGCTAAACATAATACAAGCTACACAGATCCAAACTTAGAACTAATTGACGAGTATGCTGAGGCGTGGTCTTACTATTTACTAAAAGCTTCAGCAGATCTAGCCGAGCAAAAAGGTTCTATTCCTTTAATTGATGAGTCAAAATATGGTCATGGTATTTTACCCATTGATACATATAAAAAAGATGTTGATGAACTAGTAAGAAGAGATTATAATATGGATTGGAGTAGTTTACGTGTACAGATGAAAGAGACTGGTATTCGCAACTCTACTCTTATGGCATTAATGCCGTCAGAAACCTCTAGTCAAATTAGTAATGCTACTAATGGTGTTGAGCCACCTCGTAGCTACGTCTCTGTTAAACAATCGAAAGACGGTGTATTGAAGCAAGTGGTGCCAGAATATCGTAATTTAAAAAATAAATATGAGCTGCTTTGGGATCAAACTTCACCAGAAGGTTATTTAAAAATTATGGCTGTTTTACAAAAATATATTGATCAAGGTATATCAGTTAATACTTCTTATAATCCTCAACACTACGAAGATGAAAAGATACCATTAAGTGAAATGCTTCGTCATATGATTATGTTCTACAAGTATGGTGGAAAGCAGTTATATTATTTTAATACATATGATGGTGCAACAGATGATATGGATGAAGGTAAATTGCCAGAGTTATCTCAGACAGAAGTAGATAATGAAGAATGTGAAAGCTGTGTAATATAGGAGATAACATGCAGTCAGTATTTGATCAAACAAACAAAAAAGACCAGATTGAAAATGATGCTTTTTTAGATGAAAGCGGCGGTGTAACTATTGCTCGTTTTGATAAACAAAAGCATCCTATCTTTGAAAAACTAACTGATAAACAGTTAGGATTTTTCTGGCGGCCAGAAGAAGTAGATGTCTCGCGTGACAGCAAGGACTTTAAAGATCTTTCTGATCATGAACAGCATATTTTTACATCAAACCTAAAGCGTCAAATTTTGCTAGATAGTGTGCAAGGTCGAGCTCCTAGTGTTTCTTTTTTACCTGTCGTGTCTATTCCAGAGCTAGAAACATGGATTGAAACCTGGTCGTTTAGTGAAACTATTCACAGTAGATCATACACGCATTTAATCCGCAATGTTTATTCTGATCCATCTAAAGTTTTTGATGAGCTTTTAAACATAGAAGAAATCGTCGACTGTGCAGAAGATATATCTAAGTATTATGATGATCTCATTGAATATGGTTCTTGGTTTAATTTGTTAGGAGAAGGAACTCATAAAGTAAATGGCAACAACGTTCAAGTTAACAGATATGATCTCAAGAAAAAAATATGGATGGCAATTAATTCAGTCAACGCTCTGGAAGGTATTCGATTTTATGTTTCTTTTGCTTGCAGCTGGGCATTCGCAGAGCTCAAAAAAATGGAAGGTAATGCAAAAATCATTAAACTCATTGCACGCGATGAGAACCTCCATCTAGCATCTACACAGCATATGCTTAAACTTTTACCTGAACATGATCAAGATTTTAAGAAAATAGAAGCAGAATGTGCAGAAGATGTTCGTGCAATGTTTATAAAGGCAGTTGAGCAAGAAAAAGAATGGGCAGATTATCTGTTCAAAGATGGTTCTATGATTGGGTTAAATGCTGATCTCTTAAAAGATTACGTTGAATGGATTGCAGCTCGTCGTATGCGTAAGGCCGGTATTGATTGCCCATACAAGGTACCGCAAGCTAATCCATTGCCCTGGACGCAGAAATGGATTTCAGGTGGTGAAGTACAAGTAGCACCGCAAGAGACAGAAATAACTTCTTATGTAATAGGTGGAGTAAAAAAAGATATAAACGAAAACAGCTTTCAAGGATTAAGTCTATGATTGAGATATGGGGTAAACCTAATTGCAATTACTGCGAGTTAGCTAAAAAGTATTGTGAAGAAAAGCAATTGAAATATACTTATAAAATTCTAGGGGAAGATTTTACTCGTGAAGAGGTACTAGCAGAATTCCCAGACGCTAAAACGTTCCCTCAAATTAAAATTAACAATAAAGCTATTGGAGGTTATCTTCAGCTACCTTTATATATAGAAGATACAGCTTATAACGGTACAGGATATTCTTTGTAATTTTTATAATTGTAAAAGGTGATATAGTTGTCTAGAAAAATAGGAATAACTTTTTCAGCATTTGATTTACTTCACGCAGGTCATATTCAGATGCTAAAAGATGCTAAAGATCAATGTGACTATTTAATTTGTGGTCTTCAAGTCGACCCAGCTATAGATCGCAATACAAAAAATTCTCCAGTACAGAGTCTCGTTGAAAGATATATACAACTAGCAGCTGTTAAGTATGTAGACGAGATAATTCCTTACGAGTCAGAAGACGATCTTAACGATATTTTAGAGATACTTCCTGTTAGTATAAGAATACTAGGAGAAGAATATCGTGAGAAAGATTTTACTGGTAAAGATGTTTGCAGACGACTTGGCATTGAATTGTTTTTTAATAAACGAGACCATAGATTTAGTTCATCATCATTGAGGAAAAGAATCAGTCAACACAAGGATTTTATATGAGTAAAAAAGTAGCAGAGGAATTTTGTTGTGACGCTTGCGGGGCGGAATATACCGTCACTTACGTTCATGAAGAGATAATGGAAGAGCCTAAGTTCTGTCCATTTTGCGCAAATGAATTAGAAACATTTGATATAGAAGATGAGTTTCAAGGCGAATTAAATTTCGAAGACGACTAATGTGGACATATGAAGGTAAAGAGTTTACCTCCGATATGATTGAAGATAATTTTGGTTTTGTTTATGAGATAGTTGATTTAGATAATGGTAAAAAATATATTGGTAAAAAATGGTTTTGGAATACTCGAAAGAGACCCCCATTAAAAGGTAAAACAAGAAAAAGAACTATTACAATTGAATCTGATTGGCAGGATTATTATGGCTCAAGTGAAGAGGTAAAACTTTTAGTAGAGCAGAAAGGTTCTGAAAGATTTGTAAGATCTATTATACGCCTTTGTAAAAGCAAAGGTGAATGTACTTATTTCGAAGCAAAGATTCAATTTGAAAGAGACGTGCTTTTAAGCGATGATTACTATAATGAATTTATAGGTTGTAAAATACATTCTAGACATGTGAGTGGGTTGAAAAATGAAAGTAACAGAAGCAGAGACCCCTGAAGGAAGATTAGTAAAGAAGTCTAACTTTAGAGAATATGCAATTAGTGGTAGAGAGTTTAGATATAGAGCTCCACCTTGCGAGATTATAACATTTGATAATGCAATGGCTGTTAGTGGTTCTTGGGAGCATGGTTTAGCAGGTATTATTAAAGATAAAAAATTTTACCATAAACGTTTTACTAAAGACGCTCAAAACTTTAGAACAAAAAGCCCTTTCTGGTCAAATGCTTCAGGCACGTTTGATTTGAATATAGAGTGCTGTGAATTAAAACAAGTACCAGAATGCTTTACCTGGTTTAATATTGGTTTATACTGGCATTGGTTTCTTGAAGATCTTCCATTGATTGAAGCATTTAGAACTATCCCCGACATTCCAATTTATACTAATCACTTAACTAATTTTCAATTACAAAGCCTGTCTTTTTTTCCAGATATAGAAAGAAGAGTAGTCCAAGTTGATACACCGATTATTTTAAATTGCTCCAAGGTTCATGTTGTTACTTACCCTGCTATTTCTTATAGAGGTAAGGCAGCAACATGGGCGGTTGAGTTTCTACGAGATAATTTAAAAGGATCGTATGTTGAGGACGGTCCAAAAAGAATTTATATCTCTAGAAATGATGCAGTGGCTCGAAACGTAGATAATGAAAGTGAAGTTATTGAAACGCTTGTTAATGATTATGGATTTTTCCCTATGAATACTCATAAAGATAATTCTATGTCAGGTATGAGTTTACAAGAAAAATTAAATATGTATGCAACAGCAGATGTTGTAGTAAGCCCTACAGGTGCTGGTCTAACACATTCACACGCTATGGAACCAGGCTCTACAGTTATAGACTTTAATCATCCGTTCGAAATAAATGAAGAATGTGGGTGGAATAACATTGCCATACCATGTGGTTTAAATTGGCATACTTTTGCTGCTCATACAACATCTATGTCAGCAAGACCTAAGCTTAAAAACTCTCACATGCGAGTAAGTATAAATGACTTGAGAGAAACATTGGATAATGCACTTAGTAAAACATCTTAAAGGTCATTCTGGTGCTACTGTATCGTTATATAAAGATCAAGATACTTATAAGGTAGTTAAAGAAAACTATAATAAAGCACGTGAGAGCGTGGAGATCCTTAGGTCTCTCCCATTTCCTACACCAGCTGTATATGAAGTAACAGATAATAAAATTGTTATGGAGTATATAAGCGGGCAGGATATGGCGTCATATCTTTTATCTGCATCAGAGAGAGAAATCAATAATCTTATAGAATTTTTATCTAATTATATAAATTGGTGTTTAGATAATTCTGAGCAATACAACTTTAATTATGAACTGCTAGATAAAGTAGAAAGTATTGGTAAGCATATTAATTTAAACTTCTTGATTAATAAGCTAGATTTTGAAATGCCTAGAAGTACTATACATGGTGATTTTACTCTGGAAAATATAATGTACGCTAACGACAAGTTTTATCTAATAGATGCCAACCCTACTAATCTTAATAGTATTTATTTTGATGCTAATAAATTAAGACAAGATATAGATGCTTTATGGTTTGTAAGAAGAGAAAAAAACAAATTACATTATAGAATTGTCTGTGAAAAAATTAGTAAAGAGCTGAAAAAACGCTTTAACTTTATGCAGAATGATGATATAATGACATTAATGTTAGCAAGAATCTTACCTTACTGTAAAGACAGCTTTACTAGTAATTTTTTAACTAAGGAAATAGAAAAGATATGGCAGTTATAATTCCGTGTGCTGGTCGAAGTTCCAGGTTTCCGGGTACCAGACCCAAGTATCTACTAACTTTATACAATGGACAGTTAATGGTAGAAAAAGCTGTCGATCCTTATATTGCTACAGAAGATATTCATATAATTATATTAGCAGAACACGCAGAGCAGTATGATGCTTTATCAGCATTACAGAGAATATATAAGCAGCAACCTAATGTTAATATTCATGTATTAGATGAAGCAACTTCAGGTCCAGCAGAAACCGTTTATCAGGTAGCTAAGAATATAAATCCTAACGAGCCTATCTTAATTCAAGACTGTGATAGTTTTTTTGATGGTAAAGTATCTCGATCCAATCAAGTCAGTGTTGCCGATTTAAGAAAGTTTAAAGATGTTACTAACGTAGCAGCTAAGTCTTACGCAGTATTAAATGAACAAGATATGCTCACTAATATTGTAGAAAAATCTGTATCGAGTAATTATATTTGTGTAGGAGGATATGAATTTGCTTCTGCTGCAGAGTTTTGCTCAAACTTTGAAACTCTTAAAGAATATGCAAAAGGAGCAGAAATATTTGTATCTCATATTATAAAGAATATGCTTCACGATTCTTCTTTTAACATACACCAAGTTAGTGAGTTTATTGATTGCGGAACATATAACGAATTTGTTAAATATAATCAATCTAAACCAACTATTTTTTGCGATTTAGATGGTACGGTATTTTATAATCAGTCACACCATTTTAGCAATAACTATGATAACGAGCCAGAACCTATTCCATCAGCTGTAGAATATCTTCTTAAAAAACAAGAGAAAGGATGTAAAATTGTCTTTACAACATCTCGACCTGATGAATATACAGAAATTACAATAGAAGCGCTTAAAAAATGCGGATTCAAAAATGTAAGCGTTCTTTTTAATATGCCACATTCACCACGGATGGTGATAAATGATAACAGTAAAACTAATCCGTACCCAACTGCATTGGCTATGAATGTGCCTAGAGATGATAAATCATATTGGGAGAAAATAACTTGATAACTTTTACCGAATTTGCAGAAAGAAAAGGACTTCTAAGTGCAGAGGTACTAAAGCGAGTTAACGCTTTAGAAAGTAATTTAAATAGAGAAAATTTTAAAGATTCAGCCATTGGAATGTTTATGGCTGTCTTCGAAGAATACCCTGACGAGGATATATTTACCGGTCATAAATTTTTTCATACTAAAGTAGTTAAACCTTCATTTACACGCGTAGATCTTATGGAAAAAGGTTTACATGCTTTTCGCATGGTTATGGCTCGACACGCTGAGCGACTACGAGCTCCTGGGATTGAGCAATTCGACACTGAAGGTCTTCTTGTGTATGAGGATTTTTGTAGTGACGAGCATCATGAAAGAATTAAATCTGAAATAGAAAATAATTTTCCTAATATAGAAAATAAGCAACCAGTAAATAGTTTCGATCAAATTATTAAATATAATGGTTTAAACCGATTAGTAAATGGATCAAGATTGTTTGAAATATGTGCTGAAGCAGCTCATAGAAAGATCAGAGACAAAGCAGCTCGAGCCCATTTTGAGCATACTACCTATATACAAAGACTTGTAAATGAACCTGGTAACGGAGATATACAAAAAGTATGTCACAGTGATGTTTTTTACCCCTGTGTAAAATATTGGTATTTTCCTGATGCTGTAGAAGAAGATCAAGGACCTTTTTTGTTCGCACGTAATAGTGTAGAATTAAACTATGAAAGATTAGATTTTCATTATACTCAGTCTGTAGAAGTAGTAAAAGATACGTGGGATCGAAGACGTAATAAAGGTCATGGAGAAGGTTCGTTTAGAGCGATTAATGATGACTTAGATAAAATGGGTCTTAAATTAGAACCCGTAACATGTAAACCAAATACTTTAGTAATTGCTAATACTAGCGGCTTTCATTGCAGAGGCGACGCAAAACAAAAACATATTAGAAGCGCGCTGCATGGAGCTATTCGAGTTGAAACCCCTTATGACACCTACGCTTAAACCTATAACATATGCTTATCTAGAAACTACTAATTATTGTAATCTTGATTGCAGTTTTTGTAACCGTAAAGATGTGATCGGCCCTCTAAAACATATGCCCTTAGATCAATGGGTAGAGTTATTAGAGAAAATTAAACACCACCCTATTAAAGAAGCTAAACTAATGGGCATGGGTGAGCCGTTCTTACATCCTAAATTTGATGAGATTTGTAGATTGTGGAAAGAGTATTTTCCTGACTCTTTTCTTATTGTTGCTACTAACTGTCAATATAAATTTACTCAAAAAATTGAGCGAGCTTTTCAACATATTGATTTAGTATATTTTAGTATTGATGGTTATAAAGAGTCTTATGAAAGAGATCGCTCTCCTGCCAAGTGGGAGAAACTAATGACCTTCTTAGAAGGATTTAAAGAAGTTAATAGAGGACGGTCTAGAGTAACTTGTAATTATGTTGTCAATCCAGACAATATCCAGGACATTCAAACAATCTATGATGAGATTGTTGTACCGTATGGATTAGAAGAACTTAGGCTAAACATTGCTCAATGCTGGGAAGAAGGCGGCTCTATGAATGATAGTTATAGTGAAGAGCAGCTTACCTACTTAAGAGACAATTGGCAAGAAAATATTAAAGGTAAATCTGAATGGAACTTTGATAAGTGTTTCTGGCCTCAAGAAGGTCTCTATACTACTGTAGAAGGTAGAGTATTAATGTGTGCTCTTAATACAGAAGCTAAAAGCTTTGGAAATATTTTTGAACAGGACTTAGATGATATAAGAAATAGTTTAGATTATCAGGCTGTAAAGCATGGATGTGAAACTAATTGTCCTACTAAGCACTGTCAAACCTGTTCATATAAACAATTAGTGCCGATTTTGAATAAGCTAGGTGTACATAATGAAGTATCGGAAGCATCTCGACAAAGTTGAGAGAATAAGCGGAATTCATTTTAGTGATAAACTAATAAAGCTAAATTCTGCTGAGCGAGACATACCGCTTGACAATTTCATATGGAGTAAATATCTAGAAAATCTTAAAGAGACGGATATTCGTTACTACCCAGATGTAGAGATTGCTCGTAATTTAATTGCTCGTTTTGAAGGAGTTAAACCCTCTCAAGTAACTCTAGGTGCAGGATCAGATCAAGTTATAAGAAATATTTTTGACTGTTTTGTAGAGCCAGGTCAAAATGTTATAACTACTGATCCTTGCTTTCCAATGTATAATGTTTATGGTAAAATATATAATGTCGATGTTATACAAGTACCATATTATAACAAACAAAAAGACGTTCAACGTATTATAAAAAGTATAACATCAAGAACGTCTGTAATTATGATTAGCAATCCGAACAGTCCTATCGGTGATAGTTATAGCAGAGCTGAATTACAACATATAATTACAGCAGCTCAAAAAGTAGATGCTATTGTAGTAGTAGATGAAGCTTATATACAATTTGCAGAAGATACTTCTAGTTTATCAGATATTGCTTGGTCTTATTCTAATCTAATAATAATAAAAACTTTCTCTAAAGCTGTCGGGGCAGCTGGAATACGATTTGGTTATGGAATATCAAATTGTAAAATAGCAGCTACGCTTGGTAAAGTTAAGAGTATGTATGAGATAACAGGACCTACTATAAAGTGGGTTCAAACTATTATAGATAATTACGTTATAGTAGATAGTTATGTTCAGAATGTTAAGGCTAATAGAAGAATTTTGAGTAATAAACTACGAGAAAAATATAGAGTAGTAGATAGTCAGTGTAATTGGATACATACTACTAAAACGGATTATCCGAGCGATATTGTAACACGTAAATGTACATTACCTTGGAGTAAAAGCACCTGGGTTCGTTTATGTATACCTAGCAGTATAGAAACTTTGAATAGGATATTAGAATGAAAGTAGCTCTTTGCTTAAGTGGCCAAATGCGTGCTTTACGACATTGTATAGATACAATACCGGTAGCTTTTCCTGATTGCGAAGTAGATATTTACGCTACTATTTGGGATTATGAATCTGAAGAAAATGTTAGAGTACTACTAGATAAAACAAATGTTCTTTCACTTTCTAGAGTAAATAATTCAGATCTTAGCAAGCATGCTGAGTTTGAAAGACAAGTTATTAAAAAAGGTTTTGCTAACATTTCACAAGTAAAAAACTGGGCTCCAATCCCAGTTTGGAATCTAACTAGAATAGAGTTAATGGCTCAACAAAGCTATAAAGCCATCACTAATGATTACGATTATATTTTTAGATCTAGATATGATACCCGCTACTTAACTAATTTAATTGATATTGTTTCACGTGTTGATTCTGCTTTATTGACGACAGAGGATATAGGAGGTTCAGCTCCTGAAGATATATGGAAAGGTTGTCGAATGATATTTGATGGGTTTGCTGGGGGAACTCCAGAAACAATGGCCCAGTATTATCAGTTTGCGGACTGGCTTCCACAATATTTTAACGATCACAACGAAGTGCTTAAAGCAGAAAGAACTCTGGGCTGGTATCTCTGGAACAAAACAAACGTTAATTTAGCTTTTGTTAGAAATGTAATCGGTATTCAAATAAACGAGAACGAATGGTATAATAGAGATAATCCAATAGTAACTAACTCTCTTAAAACTAAGCAAAAAGGAACATTTGATTTTTATAAAGAAGATCTACAAAAGAACTGGCCAGATTTATATGAGGAAATAAAAAATGTCTGGGGCAGTTAAATTTACTACTAAATCCGCGCACCGATCGGGATCAAATTTTATTGCAAGATTAGTAATTGACAACTATTATGTAGAGCACTCTACACCTGGGGGTACTACTAATTTTATAGTGACCTATCCTTTTGAATATTTAGAATCAAGTTATGATCATGTTGAGTGGAAACACGGTCTTTTTCATCCTCAAGGCCTTAACTGCTGGAGCGCTGTTTTAATAGCAAGAAATCCTATTAAATGGGTAAACGGTTGTATGGACTTTTGTGCTGACATGTGGAAATGGTGGGATGTTAATCCTCAGCGAGGAGAAGATGAAAAACTAATTTTTAAATATAAAGATAGAGATATTAGTATCCCAAGAATGATTACTAGGTGGAATAAATACTACAGAGAATATCTTGAACATACCACTTTAGATTTTATTTGGTATGAGGATTTGTTGTTTGATTATAGTAGAGATAGTTTTTTAAATTATTTTCAGACAAAATTTAATTTAAAAAGAAAATATGACGAGATAAAAATACCAACCAACATACAGCATAGTGATAATTATACAAGTGTAAAAAGAGAGCAAGAAAAAGATTTAAACTACCATCCTAACTTGACTGATATACAGCTTGACTATATAATAAACAGTGTAGATGATAATTTAATTAAACTAATGAGTGAGAGACGGTCTTATGAAAATCGCGGTGATATACAGTGGCGAGCCTAGAACATATAAGAAAACACTAGCCCAGCATGATAGTTTTTTTGAAGGTTGTAATTATGAAACCTATCATTCGACCTGGACAAAAACATCTTGGGCTGAATTAGATTTAATTAAAAACTCTCCTAATTTCAAAAATGTTAATCAAGTTGATTATAACATACCTGACAGAGCAGATTTAGTTAGATTAGAAAAGCTTCTTTTAAATAATAAACCAAACCACCCTATTTTTATGCTCGGTAGAATACAGCATATGACATCTGCAGCTGTTAGAGATTGGGACTGGAATAAATGGCAGGAATATGATTTCATTGTAAGAATGAGATATGATTTTACTTACTGGGGTGATAGTTTTAGCCCTGATCAGAAGTTTAAAAGTTTTATACCTAATAATGCAAACGCTAATGATATTTTTATTACTAGAAAAATGGGAGGTAAATCTAGCCCTTTAAACGTATGGGATGGATTTGCTTTTGGAAGTCCTTATGCTATGAGTTTATACTTTGATTTTAATAAGTGGCTTCCTTTTAGTATTTTTGACTCACAAATACAAAGTTGGAAGTATCAGCCTGAGTACGTTTATGGTACATATTTACGTAAAGTAGGATTAAACGTTAGAGAGACTCTAGTTCATCCCGCACATGTTTATCCAGATGGAAAAGATGTAGATTGGCACAGAACTCAAAGAACAGTACAATATTATAGAGATCTTGCTAATTTTCACCCTGAATGGTATTTACAAAAAAATGGTAAATTAATTGTTGAAAATGATAGTCCTACAGTAACTGATAATTTTATTATAGAAGAGCTGTCTAAAGAAGGGTTTGTTTGTGAAAATGTATAACAGGCAGTCTCCATGTGTATATGATAATATTAAGGTGGTTTTTCATGGTATACCAAAAAATGCTTCCACGAGTATAAAGCACTTATTATATCAAGCAAACTGGAATAAAAAATTTGAAGGCCCGGGACAGTGGATTCACAAAGGCAATAAAAAAGGAGGAAGCATTTATCCGCCTCTAGCCGAAATAAAAAGTGATAAATATTTCAACTACTCTCACGTAACTGTAGTGCGCAATCCTTATGACCGTTTTATTAGTTTCTATACTGATCTTTGCTTAGGTTCAACAAATTTAAGAAATCAATCTCCTCCTTTTTTTGTAGATAATAATTTAAATATAACAACCTATTCAGTTGATGAAGCTATTAACATGGTTTGTAGTTTTGATGAAGATGATCTAATTGATGAACATATAGCATCTCAATCATCTTTCATTCATACTGAAGATGTTAACATCATAAAAATGGAAGATATTAGCAATGACTGGAAGTTATATTGCAACAAAATAAATATTGAATTTAATGAGATTCCAGTATATAATAAATCATTAAGTAAAGTTAACTTATCAGAAATACAAAAAGAAAAATTGTTTAAAAGATATAAGAAAGATTTCGAAAGGTTCAAATATGAGTGACAAAGTAAGAATTTTTATTGGAACATCAGCTAATGGAGAAGATGTTGAAGCAGAAATGACATATGAGTATAGTCTACGTAAAAATACAAAACATGATGTAGAGATTACTTGGATGAAACAAACAAGAGATGAGTCTTCTTTATGGGGCGGGTGGGATACAAGAAATTGGTCTACCCCGTTTTCAGGTTTCAGATGGGCTATTCCTGAAGCTTGCGAGTTTAAAGGAAGAGCAATATATACAGATTGTGATATGATTAATTTTAGAGACATAAGCAATCTTTTGAATGTTGATATGAAAGGAAAGCCTGTAGCAGCTCGCAAAGGAAGTCGTTTTGGCGGGCATGAATTTTGTGTAATGGTTTTTGACTGTGAGCGTTTTGAACATTATTCAATGCCTGTTTCTCGAATGAAAAAAATTCGGGAGTCTCACCATCGTATGATAAACAATTTTACCGGCAATGATGCTCTAGTACAAGAATTAGATCGTAGATGGAATTGTCTAGATGGAGAAGACTTTGTACCAGAAGATATCTGGCTTCTTCATTATACTAAAATGGCATCTCAGCCATGGCAACCTAAATGGTTTAAAGGAACTCCTGAAAAGCATGCGCGGCCAGAAATCGCTCAATTATGGTATGATATGAGAGACGAAGCTTCTACTGCTGGTTATGTATCAGGAAATTATATTCCTGATGATCCGTACGGTGAATATAATATTATAGGAATGTAATGAAAGTAGGAATATTTACTGATAGTGCAAATCACCCTAGATTTGATAACATGCTTAGAAAGTTTGCTTCGGGTGTTCAAAAGACCGGTGATATTGCTTTCTGTACAGCAGGCAAATATAGTAACTGTGACGTAGCAGTTATATTTGGTTCTTGGAAAGATAGAGACACACTCTGGCATAATGTAAAACGAGATGTAGTAGCTCGAGCTAAAAATTTTATTTGTATTGAAACTCCGTTAGTTGGTAGAGGTGAAGTTAAAGATGTAGGTGATGACAATTGGTACAGAGTAGGAATAAACGGTTTTTTAGCAGATACTGGTAACTTTAATAATAAAAGAAAACCTATAGATAGATGGTTAAAGGTTAAAGAAGAGCTTGAAGTAGAGCTTTATGATTATGAGCAAGGAGATGATATTTTAGTAGCATTACAAGTACCAGGTGATGCTTCTCTAAGAGGTAAAGACATTAATTGGTGGACTTATGAAATTTGTCATGAAATACGTAAATATTCTGATCGTAAAATAATTATAAGAACCCCTCAAGTGTTAAAAACTTTTGATTTAGATATTCTGTATAGCATAAGAGATAGACTACCTAAAATTGATTATGAAATTGGCAGTAAAGAAAATCTTATATCATCTATAAAAAATAGCTGGGCTACAGTTACTTACTCGTCTGGATTAGGAATAGATAGCTACCTAGCTGGAGTTCCTTCTTTTACGATGGACAGAGGTAATTTTGCCTATAGTTTAGGCAACACTAATATTAAAAATATAGAAAAACCTGCTTTGCCAGATAGACAACAATGGTTAAATAATTTGTGTTACGCACAATGGAATGATGACGAAATGTCAAGGGGTATAGTTTGGAAACATCTCAAAGAAGCATTGTTAAAACTTTAACGTGGAGATTTTTAGCAACATTAACTACTTTTATAATAAGCTGGATTATAACGGGTAGTATAGCAATAGGGTTGGGAATTGCTTCTATAGAATTTTGGGCCAAAATTGCACTGTATTATCTACATGAACGTATTTGGAATAATATTAACTGGGGTACGCGATGAAAATATTAATTATGGGACTTCCTGGATCAGGAAAAACTCATCTAGCAGTTAGACTACAGCAACATTTAAATTGTGCTTGGTATAATGCCGACGCTATACGCAAAGCTGCTAATGATTGGGATTTTTCAGATGCTGGAAGACGAAGACAGGCAGAACGAATGGATACCTTTGCTACATTCGAAGGGACCCGTGGAAGAACAGTGATATGCGATTTCGTATGTCCAACAAAGCAAACAAGAACAGCTTTTGGACCGGATATTACTATTTGGATGAATACAATTAAAGAAGGCCGATTTGAAGATACTAATAAGTTATTTGAATCTCCAACGAAAGTTGATCACGTAATTGATTCTTTTATGACAGATGAAGAAATTGAAGGATTTGCCCTTCTTCTTAAGGAGGAATATAATGTTTAATCAATTTAAACCTACTACACAAATGTTAGGTCGTTGGCAGCCTTGGCATGACGGTCATACAGCACTATTTAAAAAAGCTTTACTGGAAACAGGGCAAGTTTGTATTCAGATTAGAACTGTGCCTCAAGACGAAGATGCAAGTGCTGGAAGAACCGCGGTACAGGACGATAATCCATTTACTGCAGATGAAGTTATAATTAATATTAAAGATTCTCTAGAAAAAGAAGGTTTCACATACGGAGAAGAATATATTATAATGAGAGTACCTAATATAGTAGACATTAGTTATGGAAGGGGAGTTGGCTATACTTTTACCGAACATGACTTAGGAGAAGATATTCATAATATATCAGCCACTAAAATTAGAGCTCAGCTGAGAGAACAAGGTAAACTAAACCGATGAAATTTGAAGCTGTAACATCGATGAATGAATCCTATTTTCAAAATATAGGATTTAAAATGCTTGATAGTTATTTAATTAATTGGCCAGATACAGTAAAGTTAAATTTATACCACGAAGACAATTATAGTTACATAACTAATAAAAAAGTTGAGCTAAAAAACTTATATGAATGTGAGCCAACTTGCAAAGAGTTTGTAGAAAGACATCAGGATAGACCTGATCAGCAAAATAAGCTTGAGCTCCACAAAGGAGCAGTTAGATTTTCTTACAAGACATTTAGTATTATAAATGCTGCTACAACATCAACAGCTGATTATTTGATATGGATAGATGCCGATACTTTTACTCATTCACAAATAACAGAAGAATTTTTAAATGAACTAGTTGACCCTAATAAATATTTGACTTATCTTGGTAGAGAAAATAATTATAGTGAATGCGGCTTTGTAATTTATAATTTAAATCATCCAGTTAATCAAGTTTTTATGAGCGCTTGGCGTCATTTATATGAACAAGATGAAGTTTTTAAGTTAGATCAGTGGCATGATTCTTACGTTTTTGATCAAATTAGATTAACGTATGAGCAAGAAGGAATCATAGAAAATATAAATCTTTCACCATGGGGGAAAGATTATGATCATGTATTTATTAACAGTGTCTTAGGTGATTATATGGATCATATGAAAGGACCGCGTAAAGACGAAGGAAAATCACGTGAATCTGACTTATTTACTAAGAGAAAGAGTGATTATTGGTACCCACAAAGCAGATTTAATAGCTAACTCGTTGATTTTCTTGAAGAAAATAAAGTTGCCATTCTCTATAAATGTTCATATAATAATGGATGTACTGAGGAGAATATAATGAACCAGATTGAGATCATCGGTGGTAAAGCTGATCGTAAAGAGCTTGCCGAAAAAGTAGTTAGATGGTATCTTAAAAGGACAATGCCAAGAGTAAGAACCTTTGATATAACAATCAAACTTACTAACTGTCTTAAAGACGGAGCATACGGTTACTGTTTTTCGCATGGAAAAAGAGAATTTGAATTAGAAATAGATAAAAATTTACGGTTGTTTGATTTTGTATCTACTCTATGTCATGAGTTAACTCATCTCAAACAATATGCTAAAGGCGAAATGAAGCAGATAGATTGCTATAAAACTCAATGGAAAAAAGTAGTCTATACAGACAGAGTTGATTATCATGATCAACCGTGGGAAAAAGAAGCGTTTAAAATGGAAAGAAATTTAGCGTTAGAATGTTTTGAAGAGGAATTATAAACAATTATGGCGACAGAATTAAAATTAGTAGAAAATGAACCTCAATCAGATGATGTAGGTTTTAGTCTTGACGGAAGTAACGATTCAGTAGAGATTGATGAGCTCTCAGTAAATGCCAAGGGCGGTACTGAAATGATGAAATATGGACTTTACGAGCGGCTTTCTGAAGACATAAGAGATAAAGTGCAAATAATCTGTTCGAGAGTGCGTAAAGTAGACGAAGATAGACCATCTATATTATGGCTTCATGATTTATATGCAGACCCAGAATCTGTACACTTAAGAGATGAAGAGTCTAGAAAACGGTTTGCTAAACTAGTTTTTGTTTCCCATTGGCAATGGACTACATATCAAATGACAATGGGTATTAAACCTGAAGAAGCAATTATTCTTCGAAATGCTATTGAGCCTATTGAGGCCCATGATAAGCCAGACGATGGAACTATTAATTTAATTTACCATACTACCCCTCATCGCGGCTTAGAGCTGCTTGCTCCTGTAGTAGAGTTCTTAACTGCTGAGCAAGGATATGATAATATTCATTTAGATGTTTATTCGAGTTTTGAAGCATATGGTTGGCCGCAGAGAGATGAACCTTATCAACAATTGTTTGAAAAGATCAAAAATCATCCTAATATGACCTATCACGGTTATCAACCTAACGAGGTCGTACGCGAAGCGCTTAAAAAAGCACATATATTTGCTTACCCGTCAATATGGGAAGAGACTTCATGTATTGCAGCTATTGAAGCAATGAGTGCTGGCTGCGCAATTATAACTCCATTCCACGGAGCTTTGCCTGAAACTACAGGCAACTTCGCGTTTGCTTACCAGCCGTCATCAGATCATCAAGACCATGCTAATATTTTTGCAAACGTACTACACAATGTATTACAACTTTATATTAATGATCCAGAGTCAATGAAACAGCGATTATCATTCCAGAAAACTTGGACGGATAATTTTTATAATTGGAACCAACGTGCAAAAGAATGGGAAGGGCTTATACATGGCATCCTCGCAGCAGAAGATCAGAAAAAAGCGTAAACCTATGACATCGGAGCAGCGTAAAGCTGCTTCTGAACGTCTGGCTAAAGCTAGAGAAGCTCGTCTAGCTAAAAACCCGCCTAAAAATGCTAGTATTCATCCTTCAGTCAGAGAATTGAAAGAAGACCACCCTCTTTCAATGAAAAACGTTAAAGAATACATAAAATATCAAAAAGATATAAGATCTTTACTAAAACAAGCTGTTAGACGTAATGAAAAAGGTGCTTTAGCTAAGCTTTATAGTTGCGATGGATATATAAAAAATATGGAAGGTTATCTTCGTAATGGTACTTGGCTAGACGCCTTCTACGGGAATGATCAAAATAAAAGAGTAAAATTTATATGTCATGCTCTGGCATATCATCATACCGGAAAGTATAAAGGTATGGCTAAACGAAATGTAGGTGTTTATTATCCTGATCTTGGTCAAGAATGGACAAAAGAAATGGATAAAGAATATTATCATAAATAAGAATATGGATAATATTCTAAAATTTCCAGAAAGTAGAATCAAGCGCACTCAATCAGCTAACACGCATGACCCAGCTGAAGATAAAAGACGCATGGTTCAAAACAAGGCTCGGTTCGTTGAACACCTGACCGAGCATTATGGTGTGCAGCTTATTAATAAATTAGCAGCACATGGTTTTGATGTGGATAATCCACAATTTCTTTATGATTTTATATTCACTATAGAAGTCTTAAGATCCGGGCTTTTAAGAAATATTGGCGTAGATCATCCTCTTCAAAAACTCAGCGACAATAGTGAAAAAATAATTGGAGAGAGTGAGTTTAATATTGATGGCCTTTTTGAGGACGAATAATAGTTGCACTTTTAATCATTAGTAATTATAATATATTATTAAAAGTGAATTGGAGAACAACGTGCTACTCGTAGATTTTAACCAAGTAGTTATAAGTAATTTTATGACTCAAGTTGGTGCACATACTAATATTCCTCTTGAAGAGGGATTGTTAAGACATATGATTTTAAATACTATTCGTCTTAACAGAAATAAATTTGCCGACAAATATGGAGAAATGATTATCTGCTGCGACAGTAAAAAATACTGGCGTAGAGATGTTTATCCGTATTATAAAGCTGGAAGAAAAAAAGACAGAGATGCTTCAGGGGTAGATTGGAGTACTATGTTTAATACTCTTTCTACTGTTCGACAAGAATTAATAGATAATTTTCCGTATAAAACTTTAATAGTAGATGGAGCAGAAGCTGACGATATTATTGGAACTATCGTTCATAAGTTTAATCAATATGAAAAAGAAATATTAATTCTTTCAAGTGATAAAGATTTTATGCAGCTTCAAGTTTATGATAACGTTAAGCAGTATAGTCCTGTTCATAAAAGATTTATTCAAACATCTGATCCAGAATTATACTTAAAGGAACATATTATCAAAGGTGATAGAGGAGATGGTATTCCTAATGTTGCCTCTCCTGATGCTGTTTTTGTGACAGGTGGACGGCAAAAACCTATGCGCAAAAAACTTATAAATCAAATTGCTAATACTGATATTATGACTTGTACAGAAATTAGTGATGAGATAAAAAGAAACTATGCTCGAAACAGACAATTAGTTGACTTGTCAGAAATTCCAAAAGATCTGCAAGATAATATTATAAATAGCTATACAAATTATAAACAAAAAGATCGAAGCGGTCTATTTAATTATTTTGTATCTAAAAAATTGAAAAATTTAATGGAAAATATAAGTGAGTTTTAATGAATTTAAGTACATATGAAGAACTTGAGCAAGTAGCTAAACAAAAAACAAAAAAAGATAAAATAGCTACCTTACAAAAATTTGCTGGGTCTAATATTGCTATACCTATCATATTAGATCTAACTTTTAACCCAGGCTGGAAATGGCTGCTTCCTGAAGGGGAACCTCCCTATAATCCCTCGACGCCAGAGCAAGATCTTCAGGCAGTGTTAAAAAAAGACTCTCGTAAACTAATGTACTTTATAAATACTAAAGAGGGTAACAGTCTAAAACCTCTTCGTCGAGAGACAATGTATATTGAGTTTTTAGAATCGGTTGACCCAGACGATGCTAAACTCTTACTTTCAATCAAAAACGGTAAATTTCCTTTCAATGGTTTCACAAAAAAATTGGTCAAAGAAGCCTTCCCAGACCAGACAAAGAACTGGTAAGACTTTTAAAAATAAAAATTGGAATGACGATTATGCTGACGAGTCTATCTCTAAGCATGCTAAAAAACCTGTCATATCTGAACATAGACGTAAATTTAAGCAAAACATAAAGCGAATTATTGATGATGGCAACTATGACGAAATCGAAGAATATTTCGACGGATACGAATAGAGGTTTTATAATTGGTAATGGAGTATCTCGAGAGGGTTTTGATCTCGAGCAGTTAAGACCGTTTGGCACTATTTACGGTTGTAATGCTCTGTATAGAGACTTCGAACCTGATTACTTAATAGCTATTGACGAAAAAATTACTCAAGAAATACAAAATAGCAGCTTCCCTCAAAGTAAATTTATTAACCCTTCTTTCGAAGAGCAATTCGAACACCCTGAATTTAATCCATTCTCTAGATTGAGATCAAATGCAGGGATGAATGCTATGATAGAAGCTCTTAAGCATGGTAAACGAGAATTAATATGCTTAGGTTTTGATTTTATAATTAATAATAATTATTCTGTTAGTAATATGTATGATGGAACTAATGCTTACGGTCCTGAAACCCGTACTAGTGTAGTAGATAATATTCGAAGAGTAAAATATCTTGAGTGGTTTGCTCGAAAAAATAATACAGCTCAGTTTAGATTCATGCTTCCTCGCTCTAAAGATTTGAAAGTACATCGATTAGAATCAAACAATATAAAAGGAATGTATCTGGACGAACTCTTGACATACCTAAATAATAATGTCTGAAGGAGACTAAATGCCAAGATATAGTTTTAAAGACACAGAGACTGGAGAAACCTGGGATGAAATTTGCTCCTGGGACGATCGAGTCGCCTTCCTTGAAGCCAATCCCCACATTATTTCTATCATAACTGGAACGCCTGCTATAGTAGGTGGGCGCTACACTAGTGGAGTAAAGAATGATGATGGATGGAAAGAAAATTTATCTCGGATAGCTGAAGCACATCCTGGCAGTGCTTTAGCATCTAATTATGGACCTAAAGATCCAAAAACTGTGAAGACGAGACAAGCCGTGGAGAGGTGGAGGAAACAAACTGGAAAGACATAATCATAACAACGAGGTGTACATATGTCCAGAATTGCAGTCCATAGTATCGAAAATTTTTATGATGATGAGAATGAAAAATATATTACCCGGGCCCAGAGAAAGCGTTTGAGAAAGCAAAAATTACAACAAAAAAAATTGGTTAATATATTAGACATAGAACCACGAACGGAAAATCAAACCAAAGCTTTTGAAGCTTTTGATGATGGACACAATTTACTACTACACGGAGTAGCTGGAACAGGAAAGACTTTTGTATCATTATATCTTGCGTTAGATGATATATTTAACGGTGAAGATATGAAGCGATCAGTAACTATAGTACGTTCAGTTGTTCCGACTCGAGAAATAGGTTTTCTTCCAGGAAAAGAAAAAGATAAAACCGCAGTTTACGAAGCGCCTTACAAAAGTATTATAACAGAATTAACTGGTAGAGGAGACGGGTACGAAATCTTAAAGCAAAGAGGTATTATAGATTTTACTACCACGTCTTTTCTTAGAGGTACTACAATTGATAATTCAATCATAATTGTTGATGAATGCCAGAACATGACATTCCATGAGCTAGATAGTATTATTACTAGAGCAGGAATAAACACATCGATAATTTTTAGCGGTGATTTCAGACAAACTGATTTAAATAAACCTTGGGATCAATCTGGTATAAGTGAATTTATGAAAATCTTGAAAAGGATTAGTAGTTTTAAAGATATTGAATTTGATTATCAAGATATAGTTCGTTCCGGCTTGGTCCGTGACTATATTATTGCCAAAGATGACTTTTATGAACAAAACTTTTCAACACCAAGCTACGCCTCAGCTTGAATCTCTTAGTAGAGAAACAATAGAAGGCAAAAGATATTATGTCACCCCTGATGGTAAAAAATATCCCTCAGTAACTACTGTTGCAAGCTTTTCAACAGCTAAGCAAATTAAACAATGGAGAGAGCGCGTAGGCCAGGAAAAGGCTACGCGTATCTCTACCCAAGCATCTGTAAGAGGTACTGCTGTACATAAATTGTGTGAAGACTATATTAATAATGTAGAAGATTATACAAAAGGTCATATGCCTGCTAATATTGAATCATTTAATACATTAAAACCTGTACTAAATGAAAAAATAGATAATGTAGTAATGCAAGAAGCACCTTTATATTCTCATTATTTAAAAGTAGGAGGCCAAGTTGATTGCATAGCAGAATGGGACGGAAAACTCTCTATCATAGATTTTAAAACGTCTAGAAAAATAAAAAAGAAAGAGTGGATTGGAAACTACTTTATGCAATGCAGTGCTTACGCTGTGATGTATGAAGAGTTAACCAAAGTTCCTATTCAACAGATTGTGATAGTCATTGCTGTAGATAATGAATCACCGCAAATATTTATAGAAAAAAGAGATGATCATATCTGGAAGTTTGTAGACATAAGAAAAGAGTATGAAAGGGTGTACGGTGTTTAAAAAAGTTTTTGTTAATGGAACTTTTGACGTATTGCATCTAGGTCATTTAAGAATGTTAAACTATGCTAAATCACAAGGTGACACTCTTTTAGTTGCAATTGACACGGATGAGAGAGTAAAATTAAAGAAAGGTAATGATAGACCTTTTAATAATTATGAAGAGCGTAAAGAGTTCTTATTAGGTTTAAAAGCTGTTGATCATGTTTTAAACTTTGAGACTGACGACGATCTTAAAGATATTATTAAAAGATATAGTCCTGACTTAATGATAGTTGGAAGTGATTGGAAAAATGGAGACGTCCTTGGAAGTGAGTACGCCAAAAGACTTGAGTTCTTTGAACGAATTGAGCCGTACAGTACCACACGTATTATTAATAGGTGATAGCTGTATAGATGAATATATCTACGGTACTGTAGACAGAATAAGCCCAGAAGCACCAGTCCCGGTGTTAAAATTTTCTAGTAAATCTACTAAGCATGGTATGGCATCTAACGTACTGGCCAATCTACAATCGTTTAATATACTTACAACATTTAAAACTAATACAGAAAAATCTATAAAAACTAGATACGTTGATGAGCGGTCAGAACAGCAAATAGTTCGTGTAGACAATGATATACTGACGGCTGAGTGTGATACTTCTAGTCTGTGTTTTGATGGAATAGATTGTGTAGTTATAAGTGATTATGATAAAGGTTTTGTAACGGACTTAACTATACAGTACGTGATCGATAATTTTTCAGGTCCTATTTTCATCGACACTAAAAAGAAAAATATGGGTCAGTTTAGTAAAGAAAATGTATATTTTAAAATAAACGAAAAAGAATGGGCAGAATGTGAAAGCTCGGCTTCTAATACTATTGTAACTTTAGGAAAAGCAGGAGCTTTGTTTAAAGATAGACTATATAAAGCACCAACAGTTGATACTTTTGATGTAACAGGTGCAGGTGACACTTTTCTTTCAGCTTTAACATGGGCATATTTAACCTATGCTACCATAGACAAAGCTATAGCGATGGCAAATAGAGCAGCTGCTATTTCAGTTCAGCATAGAGGTGTTTATACTTTAAAAGATGAAGATATTAATGAAATTAAAGAATGGAGTTATTGATGAGATTAGATGGATTTGTTGAAAAGGGATGGGGACATGAGCTTATATGGGCTACTAATGATCTCTACTGTGGCAAGTTTTTAAAATTTAACAAAGATGCAATGTTTAGTATGCATTTTCATCGAGAAAAAGATGAAACTTGGTACGTTTTAGACGGAGAGTTTGAAGTTGAGTATATAGATACTAAAGACGCATCTCGTTTAACTAAAAAATTAACTAAAGGGGATGTATGGAGAAACAAGCCTTTAGAACCTCATAGGGTAATTTGTTTAGAAGAAGGAACTATTATTGAGGTATCAACTGCAGATTCTGTTGAAGACAATTATAGAGTCTTTAAGGGAGATTCTCAGAAGACTTAGCTTTAATGTAGCTAATATAGTTATGAAGACGACCTCTACGCCACCCGGCCGGAATCTCTCCATAACATCTTTTTTCTTCTTTAGTGAAAGCATTACAAATCCAAAACCAACCACCTTTATTGTTATTGTTTAGAGATTTTTTAATTCTAGTTTCTTCAGAATCAACTACCCCTTCCCGGTGATGTTTGTGATATTTGTATCTTTCTTTTAATTTTTTAGAGACTGTTTCTTTAACATGATCTGGACGAGGTTTACCATATTGGCTGTTGCCTTGTCCAGATGCAGCTTCAGACATTTTACGACGTGTTTCTTCTGATCTACGAATAGGCCCGCTTCGTTCAATACGTTTAGTAATCCAATGATTAGGTTTAACTTCAGATCTATTATCCAGCTCACACTTGTACTGTTTTTTGTACATTTCCGCACGAATCAGCAGTTTCTCAAGCACAGAATTTGACTCGAGAAGCTCTAAATCTCGTGAATTTTGCATGGATTCTTGGAGAATCAGTAGATTTTCACTGGAATTATAGTATAAAAAATGCATCTTTTTTGTAACTTATTGATTTCCTTGAAAAACAAAATTGAAAAAACAGTTGATCTTTTGATCTCTAGTTCATATAATATTTATATTGAATGAGGAGATA